TGAGACCGTGATTCAAGCGGCCCCCGCCGCATCACCAACACCTGAACCTGAAATGGAAAACACTCCAGATCTGGAGGTGATCCGGTCCAAGGCCGCAGAGGCCGAGCGTACCCGTATCGCCGCCATCAGCGCACTGGGCGATAAGCACCAGATGCAAGACCTGGCTCGTGAGCTGATCGAAGGTGGTCGCACCCTCGATGAGGCCCGCGCTGCCGTCCTCGAAAAACTCGGCTCTCAACCCGTGGAACAACCTATCCGCTCTGCTGACATCACCTCGAATGATGTTGGCCTCTCCGATAAGGAGACCCGTTCTTTCAGCTTTGCTCGTGCGCTGAACTATCTGGCTAACCCCAGTGATGCTTCTGCTCGTCGCGCCGCTGAGTTTGAAATCGAAGTCGGCAAGGCTGCTGCTCAGAAGTATGAGCGTGCCAGCAACGGCATCGTGATCCCCAACGAAGTGCTGCGTCGTGACCTGGTGGTGGGCACCCCCACTGCTGGTGGCAACCTGGTTGCTGACGAGCTGCTGGCTGGTTCGTTCATCGATCTGCTGCGCAACCGTCTGGCACTGGCCCAGGCTGGCGTGACCATGCTGACCGGCCTGCAGGGCAACATCAGCATCCCCCGTCAGACCTCTGCTGCTACTGCCTACTGGGTGGGTGAGAACAGCAGCCCGACCGAAAGCCAGCAGGCAATCGATCAGGTCAACATGACCCCCAAGACCGTGGGTGCTTATGTCGACTACAGCCGTCGTCTGCTGCTTCAGTCCTCGATCGACGTTGAGGGCATGATCCGTAACGATCTGGCTCGCGTGATTGCTCTTGAGCTTGACCGTGCTGCCATCTACGGCACTGGCTCCAGCAACCAGCCTTTGGGTCTGACCAACACCACCGGTATTGGCAGCCAGACCATCACCACCTACGGCACCTTTGCTGAGTACATCGGCATGGAAACCGATGTGGCTACTGCAAACGCTGATGGTGGCAGCCTGCGTTACATCATTAACGCTGCTGCTCGCGGTGCTCTGAAGTCGACCGCCAAGGATGCCGCTGCTGTTGCTGCTGGCTTCGTGTTCGAGGACAACGAGATCAACGGTTACCCCGTGATCGTGTCCAACCAGCTGCTGAACAACGACGCTCTGTTCGGCGACTTCTCCATGATGATCATGGGCATGTGGTCGGGTCTGGATCTGACTGTTGATCCTTACGCTGGTGCTACTGCTGGCACCGTCCGCGTGATTGCTCTGCAGGACGTGGATGTGGCTGTGAAGCAGCCTGGCGCCTTCTGCCTCGGCACCTGATCATGAGGGTCGAGATCCTGCGTCAAGTCATGGTCTCGGGGGAGTCGGTTTCGGCCGGCTCCTTTATTGAGGTCAGTGAAGCTGACGCGAATCTGTTGGTTGGTGGCGGCAAGGCTGTTTTTGCACCTGCCGTTGAGAAGCCGGCACCTGTTGAGGTGACGGAAGAAGTTAAGCCTGAGCCGGTCAAAACCGTGCGCAAGGCCCGCACCTACGCCCCTAAGGAGGACTGATCATGGCCATTCTTTCTACCGGTCTGGAGAAGCTGCAGCATTTTGCTCTTGCTCCTACCGCTGCCCGCACTGCCAATCTGGATGGCACCGCTATTGACATGAATGATTACGAGGGCGACCTCGTGATCATCCTTGATGTCGAGGCTGGTGGCACTTCGACTTTGGATGTCAAAATCCAATCCAGCGACACCTCTGGTGGTAGCTACACCGACGTGACTACTGCGTTTTATCGCGGTGGCTCTGAGGTTGCCTCTGCTGCTGTGGCATTCACTCAGGTGAGCACCTCTGCCTCCAAGCAGTATCTGGTGTTTCCCAAAGGCGCCGCTAAGCGCTGGATCAAGGCCGTGTCGACCACTTCGACTTCTACTCACACTTATTCCATCAACGGCGTGGGCGTGAAGAAGTACGCTTGATAGCGGATGTCGGACGGAGCCCTGGGCCGCGAAAGTGACCTGGGGCTTTTTTGTGCTTAGAATTTCAGTGTTCCCGCTCTGCTTTCAGCATCGGGCTTGCTAATGACAATGGCACTTACGGAAGACCTGAGCGTATTTCTTGCTGACTTTGGTGTGCCGATTTCAGCGGGGTCAGCGAGTGGACTTGGGATTCTTGATATGCCAAGTGAGATGGTGGCGGATGGCGTGGTGCTGACAACTGACTACAAGGTCACTTGTCTTGCGAGTTTGTTTGGTGATTTGCAATATGGCGCTGGCGTGAACGTTGATGGGTTGCCTTATACGGTGCGATCAGTTGAATTGCTTGATGACGGAAGGTTTTGTGATTTGATGCTGCAGCGCAGTGCGACGCCTGTGTTGGCTGCGGTGTCTGCTGCTGTGCTTGATGGAGATGGAGCTGATACAGACAGTGTCGTTATTCTTGATGGAGGCGGCCCTGCGACTGAGTATGTGGCCGGAAATGTACTTGACGGTGGGACGCCATGAGCGACACGATTACGCGCTTCAAGCTTCGTAACGGTACTGCTGCGGCTTGGACGGCGGCTAATCCGGTGCTGCTCGCTGGTGAAGTTGGGCTGGAGTCTGATACGCGAAAGCTGAAGTTAGGGGATGGGACGACAGCTTGGAATTCGTTGCTGTATGTGCAGGGATATGACAATCCGACGTTTACGACGCTTTCCGTAACCGGCTTGGCCACTCTGCCTCATATTCATGGTGCGCTGGCAGGACCTGTTTATATTCATTGCCGTAATGGCACCGCATCAACGCTGGCAAAGGGTACGCCTGTTTACATCACCGGAAATGTTGGCGATACGTCAACCGTGATTGTGGCAGGGGCTGATGCCGCGAATTTGGCCAAGATGCCTGCGATTGGAATTCTTGATGCGGCTATTGCGGCGGGTGCAGACGGGCATTTGGTGATCAGTGGTGAGATCACTGCAATGAATACAAATGGATATGCGGTAAACGCTGCTCTGTATGTTGCGGAAGGTGGAGGGTTTACTACTGCTGCCCCAACAAACAAGCAACCGATTGGTCGCGTGACGAGGGGTAATAGCAATACAGGGGCATTGGTCGTGATGGGACCAGGAGTAGTGCTGTAGTCATGGATCGCGACACCTTCAAAAACTGGGTCAAGGTGATGCAGGCTTTGGAGGTGGCGGGTAAAACGGACTGTTACATTTATTATCGAGCAAAATCAATCGTGACGGGCGGCTCGGATCCTGGGCCGTTTGGCAGGCTTCCACAGCGAGGATTCAATGGCGACCAAGCGTGAGCAGATTCTGGCAGCGATTACTACCGCGTTAGCCACGACAACAGGAGTGAATGGTCGCGTTTATCGCAGTCGAGTGACCGCTGTGCAGCGCGCTGAATCACCAGCGATTGTGGTGGAGCCGATCAGCGACACGCCGACTCAGAATACGAGCTTGCCAACACTGGACTGGAGCATGCGTGTCAGGGTCAGTGTGATTGTCCGGGGCGATGTGCCTGATCAGCTTGCAGACCCTGTGATTGACAGCATGCACGCAAAGATGGTCGCTGATTTGACGCTTGGTGGTTACGCGATTGACGTGCAGCCTGATGAGGTGTCGTTCAACCTTGTTGACGCGGATCAGCCTGCAGGTGTAATTTTCAATGATTATATTGTTCAATATCGGACAAGTGTTGCGAGTTTGTCGTCCTAAAGTCTGATAAGCCACCCGATTTACAGTAATGGATGAGTTTCAAGGGCAAGGTGGCTCGTACATCCTTGACCCCGAGACAGGCGTTCGTACCCTTGTTTCACGAACGCTGCCACCTGAACGACCAGAGGTAATTCCCAATGCCCCTTCTAACTCGGAAACGTCTGATCCTCCTGGAGACGGAGACGACTTACGGGACGGATCCAACTCCCGACGGCGCCGACGCGGTTCTAGTGCGGGATCTGAACATCACTCCTCTGCAGAGTGATGTTGTTAGCCGCGAACTGATTCGTCCTTATCTGGGCGCTTCTGAACAGCTTCTTGCTAATACTCGCGTTGAATGCACTTTCAGCGTTGAATTGGCAGGTTCTGGCACCGCTGGCACCGCCCCTCGTTATGGCAAGGCTTTGCTGGCTTGCGGTTTAAGCGAAACCGTGTCTGCAGGCACCAGCGTGACCTATGCGCCTGTTAGCGCAAGCTTTGGCAGCTGCACCATTTATTACAACATTGACGGTGTGCTGCACAAGGTTACTGGCGCTCGCGGTACTTTTGTAATCAACGCAACCGTTGGCCAGATCCCGACGATTGATTTTACTTTCACCGGGATTTACAACGCTCCGACTGACACTGCTGCTCCTGCAGTCACCTACGCCAACCAGGCGACTCCGGTGATCTTCAAGAATGGCAACACCACAGGTTTTGAGCTGTTGTCTTATGCAGGGTGCCTGCAGTCGGTGAGCTTTGATGTTGGCAACACTCTCGTGTATCGCGATCTCGTGAACTGCACGAAACAGGTGCTGCTTACTGATCGTGCTTCAACCGGCAGTGTGGTGATCGAGGCCGTCACCATGGCGACCAAGGATTATTTCACCGCTGCTTTGTCAGATGGAACGCTGGGCAACCTGTTGTTCCAGCACGGTCAGACCGCTGGCAACATTGTTGATTTTGCATCCACTCGGATCGATATCGGCGATGTGTCGTATAGCGATCAAGACGGCATTCACATGCTGAACATCCCTTATACCGCCGTTCCTTCTACGGCCGGTAACGATGAATTCAGCCTTGTGTACACCTGATTCGCTCGCGCGCCAAGGGAGGAGATGGGGCCGCTGATGCGGCCCTTTTTATTGCGTGTATAGTATGTGGGTATTGCCGATTTGGTTATGGCATTTATTCGCAAGAAGAGCCGGACTTTCAAGTGGCCTGTCAATGTGGAGGAGCCCACCGATGGCGGCACTTTCGAGACCAGCACGTTCGATGCGGTGTTTAAGCGTGTGGGTCGGGCCGAATTTGCAAAGCTCAGCGAAAAAGGTGATCTTGATTTGCTTAAGGCGATTGTGACTGGATGGGAAGGTATTAGTGACGAGGCAGGTAAGGATATTCCCTTTTCGATTGAAGCGCTGAAAGAATTCGCTGATGATCCCTACTGGATTCGCGGCGTACTGAAGGCTTACACCGAAACTTTTGACGCTGGCCGGGGAAACTAAGAGACGCTGCCATTTATTGGGCCGGTGGCGGCAAAAGAGTAGAAGATAAAACTCAGGAGGACGCTGCTGCTTTTGGCATCGTCCTTCCTGAGGAGCCCAAGAAGGAGTCAAACGATTTTGAGGTGTGGCCAGAAAACTGGGACACGGTGATGATGTTTTTGCGTATGCAAACGCAATGGACAACGACAATGGCGGGATACTTGGGCATGCGTTACGAAGTACTGCTTTCTGCTGGCGGACTTTTCGACCTCTACAATGTGGAGAATCGCCGCGAGATGCTTGAGGGTCTTCAGATAATGGAGGCTGCAGCATTAAGCGAATTAGCCAAAGAGGCTGATGGCTAAGCAAGTAAGCGAAATTCTGGTCAAGCTTGGCATTCAAGGCGCCGAGGGTCTTGACAAGCTGAAAAGCTCTTTTCGCGAGCTTGAAAAAGCTATTGGCCCAAGTAATGCAACGATCGAAAAAGCTCGACGCAGCATTATTGAGTTTGGTGAAGCTAGCGGACGTACAGAGCAGATTATTCGTGGTCAGCTTGAGGCATTCAAGGGACTGAGATCGCAGGCTGAAATTGGCAGCAATACATATAACAAGCTTGGCGCCAGTATTGCCACTCTTGAGACAGAGCTGCGTGGATCAACTGCTGCGATTGATCGTCAACGAGAAGCAATTACTGGTGCAACAGGTGCAGCAGAGCGCAATGAAGCTGCGTTACGTCGCCAAATTCAGGCGCTAACTGCGCTGCAACAGCAAACACGGCCTGGATCGTCGGCTTTTGCGCAACTTGGTCGCGATATTGACAGTGTAAAAAGTCGACTCAGTGGTCTCTCTACTGAAGCACAACAATTCAGCCGTACTTTAAATGCTGGCTTTGGCGCAACACCAGAGCGCTTGTCTGGGCAAATTGCAACACTGCGGCGCGGTTTAGCAGGATTGCGGTTTGATTCTGAACAATATCTTGAGACGCTTGAGCGTATTCGCTTGATGACGATCACCCAAGGTGGTCGCACTGGACGCGCTGAAGCGATCGCTGGATTTCAGGCTTATCAAAGCCCAACATTTACTGGCGGATATGCAAGTCCAGGGCGCTTACCTGACCTACCCAATACCACAGCAGCACTTGAGCAGCAGCTTTCAGAGCTGACGGCTGAGCTGGCGAACGTTGAGCGCGGCAGTGCGCGTTACGTGGATGTTGCCAATCGAATGGCTGACATCCAGCGTCAACTTCGGAGTGAGCTAACCGGCACCGCTGAAGCATTCCGCAAGCTTGATATTGCACAAGCGGGAGTCGAGCGTCGTTCGGAAAAGCTCGCCGGCATTCAGGAGTACTACAGGACTCAAGGGCCAATGGCTCCGGGCGTTGGCGGATATCGCGATCCGGCGACTGGCGCCATGATCATGGCAGGCGCTCGTACGCCTGGTCGCATTCGGGTTGAAGAAAGCGCTTATGCAAGTCCGATTGGTCCGCAAGCTTTTCCTGAAGCTGGCCGTAGAGCTCAGGAATCAATTCAACGGTCGCTGGATGATGTTAATCGAATTTATGAAGACGCAAGAATTCGTCGCGTAGAACTGCAGTCAAAATATGATCAAATTCATATTGACAAGCTTTTAGATGGTCTTGAGCTTGAGGGCCAGGTTCGGCAAAA